GTCGAATACGTGAATGGAGCGGCCCAGTAAAACTTGGATACTAGGTAATCAAAGGCCATCTCGTCCACGTCTGTCCCTGCAAAGCCTGGTAAAATCGCGAGTTTGTTGTCCGAACCCATCCCTAGGTTGGCGGCAATGATCTGGCCGTCTCCATTCATGGTGTGGGGGCAAAACCCGCCAGGTGCTAACGTTAGCGCGGTTGTCGGAGGATGTGACCATCCGAAAGCCTTCGCTGCGTTCTTGAGGAGCCCCAACGCCCAACCTGTCGGCTTGGCGAGGGGCGCCAGTGCTGGAATTTTATCACCTATGACTGAAGCCGCCATTTTTAAGCCTCCCATTGCATCCGAGATCGAGTGTCCATCGACAGCATCGACCTCTTCATCTTGGATGGCCTTTCCACGGCGACCTTTCTTCATGGCAGTGATTCCATGGGCAGCACTTTGATGCACCCCAAGGCTAGCTGTATATGTCGGATTCGCTAACTCTAGATCAGAATCGAAGTGACCCCAAATGGTGTAATCGAACGATGTGCCACCGGACGAACCGGTAGTTAACGGTTGATATACCTCGAGGTACGCCTTCCCCCATGGGCCGATGCCCGTAAGGAGATTATACCAAAGTGTAGGACTGGTATAAGGGATCTTGAGTATTGCCGTGTGATCCGTGCAAATGTCCACCTGAACCCCTGGCAACTGTGTCGACACCATAAGATTTGCGTGCCGAAAACTGGTAAGAACACCAGTAACTTGCGCCTGGGGCTGAAAGTTGAACAACAGTCTGCCCTGCTGGAACTGATTTGAGTTGATCTCAAGTCGAAGAACGATAGTGCCCCGCATCAGCTGGTGGCCAGCGACTTTCGCCGCCACCAGAGCGTCTGATAAAAGGGCATCAGGAAGGAGAATGGACGCCAGCACACCCACTGACGAAGTGTCAATCGTGCCTGACGCCAAACGAATAGGCTTCATTAAGAAGTCCGTCAAAGTCTGGCGTATACCCGTGGTTACTTTGTTCACCATAGGTTTAGGCACAGCACGTGGCACCTCATTGGTGATGGCTGTGTCCTGAATCCCATCCTGAATAAACTCCGTCGTCGACGCGCCCTCGGTCTTGGGCGCCTCCTCTTTCTTGATGTCTGCTACTGTATCAGTGACCCACTTACGACGCACGCTCCGGGTCGGGAAATCGTGCGAAGTTTCCGCTTCACGCTTAGCGACGGGCTGCGCCGCAGGCAGTGAGTGAAGGCCTAGGTCAGCGAGTATCAATGCGGTTTGAACTCGCCTAACAAGGTTCAGGACCCCATCCCTGAACCGTGGTTCTGAATATGGAACATGAGGCAGATAATGAAACTCATGTAGTCGCGGCCAATACCGGGTTATGGTCATGACTAATGTGTGTGTCTGCCTCGGAGAGGTGCCGTTAACAAGCAGCACCCTCCTGATCATCTCGAAAAGCTTCCGTTCCATCTGCATCTGCATGAGGTACATGAACAATACTCCCGATGTCCATATCGAGAGCGCGTCGTAGTAAGATCTCCCGGTCTACGACATGATACACCATCCCGTACCGTTCCTGATAAGCGGCCAATAGCTTCGGGGCCCACTCATTAAAAACGCCGGGGGGGTGCATGGAAAGATACTGCATTGTAACATCGAAGTTCGACAATGCAATGTCTCTCGAATCGGGACCGCTTTTGGTCCACTGCGGGATCTCCAAAAGAGCTTTGAGATCGAGCGGTGCCAACCAGCGGCCGACGTCTTGGTCGTACCAAAAACGTCGCTTCATGAAGGTCACTTCCTCTAGTGGAATAAACGCCTTCGTCACGGGCTGTTTGTTTGCATCTGTATAACCCATGCCAATCTGTGGCAATATTTCAGCCATTTTCAGCATGTTTAACCCGCGTCGAGAGCGCTCTGCCACCGCCGTTGCATGATCATCACCTATTCCTATCGAGTACACGTCTTCGTCAAAGAACGCGATCGCCTCCAACTTCTTCATTCCTTTACAATGGACGTAGCGCTGCGCTATGCGTCCATACGGCGTATTGAAATGCGCCGTCATCGGATTTCCGCTCGGAATTGACATCTCCCAAAGATATATAAATACATCGTTAATGTGCAGGGAGTTGACAACAAACTGAACGAACAACAAACGAGCAATAGAATCCGGATGGTCGGGGGGGGTCTTGTAGTAAACGTTGACGCATTGAACGAACGTGATGAGAATAAAGGGCAATTGACTGGTATCAAACTTAGGGTAATCGCCAGCCATCATCTCCTTGGACTTTTCTAGAAGTCTTTGCGTAATAAGTGTCCACTCCATCGAATGAGGATTTACACCAATAGCTGAGCCGTTTTTAATGCGGCCCGCCACATAGTTTATCATCCAGTCGCCAAATAGGCAGCGACCAATCATGACGAAGTCTTGCGGTGATCCCGAAATAAGTCTGGGATCCTTTCCTATACCGCGACGCTCATCCTTCAAGAAGTCCTTGAAAACGAACTGTACATACTCTCCTCTTCTCATCTTCTCCAACTTCGCACTAGCGACGGCCATGAGGGCCTTCGCGTGCGGATTCTCTAGATCGTAGTCGTCCGACCCGAACCAGCCAGTTTTACCCGGCCGCCCGTTCGGACGCTCATGTTCCCAGGGCCACCCAGGACTCGCCTGCCGACGAATCCCCTTGAGCGGTGACCCAGGGATTCCCTTTACTGCTTCCTCCATCGTTAACACGCGAGGGACTCTGCCAACATTGTTGAGTGCTGTTGCCTTCATAATATAAGCTAATTCGGCCTGGCAACACCCCTTCAAGATGGTTTCATCCTCGTTAGTCAACAGAACTGGAATCCTGGCGTACGCAATAACTGCATTTCTCATCGGATCAAATCGGGCCCCATCTTTCAAATAGGGTCGCAACTTCATGGGCTCCGACTTGTGTGCGTACCCAGGGATGGCATCGAACAACTTTGAGGGTATGATCGACGTCTCTGTGACCGTTGTAGCACGCCTAGCGTGTCCTACCTCGTTCACCACCATGAACTTCCCATAAAGTACATCGTTAGAACCACCAAACTCGGGGTCGAAGCGGGACTGATTAGGCCCTACCTTTTCCCAAAGCTCGATGTTCTCCAAGAGCTCCTCGTACGTAACTGACGCTGCGATTCCTCCACCACCGGCTGAGCCGCCGATGTGGATTCCTAGAACTTTCTGGCTTCCTGACTGGGGATTCATCCACATCAATGGTGCTCCACAATCGCCCGACACTGTAGGTATCGGGTAGTCGTATAGCACACGATATTCGCGAACTATTCCCTGTCTATCCACCAAATGGTACTCTCCCAACTTTTCACAGTCTGTAGTAGTATCAAGCTGAATATAATCCTCCTTTGCGGTTGGGAGCATAACTGAGAACCGGTTGAGTTGCCAAGCATTGAGTACCTTGGCCTCAACAAAAAACTTCCTGATGTCTGCAAAATCATCGAAGTTCCTGTTCGTGACCTGAACTAACACTAGATCACGCTCTCTCCATGTCGGCGTAGCACGCGCTGCAAGAAGGTCCTTTAATTCGAAGTAATTCTCCCGTCCCGTAGTAGGGTGGTAAGCAATCACTCGATCTGAGGGCCTCAAGTCACCGTGCTCCACTTCATACTTCAAGAGCGTAATTTCGTGGTTGTTAGTCACGAGGAACTTATTGAAAATCCCCAAGCCGTATAATGAAAACGTCTTCCTGCCTGGGAAAATCAACTGAACAAGATTCTTTCTGAGTATCGCCTTAGTGATATTAAGGCACTGTTCATCTCCTCCTTGAGTAGGTCCGGCCGGCGGCATTCCAGGTTTAACATGCACTTTTGGTACAAGTCTCGCCCGGTCAACACGCTGGTCGCCTTTCTGTACATTCCATGCCCCGCTTTCTCCTGCGGCCTGCACGGATCCTCTCTTCTTCGGCTTCTTTGTGGTGAGTGCCACGAATGTATACGTGATCCCCGTCACCATCAAAGTAGCAATTGTAAGTATCAAGCCTACTGTGAAACCATCTTTTAGCATCCCACAGAAGGCATCAAAGTATGGAATTTTCGCAAGTTTCTCCTTCACCTTAAACTTCAGCTTCGTCCAGCTCGCCTGAATGGCGGCAAGACGAGTCCTAATGTCCTCGGCTAAGAGCTCCTTACGGAACCACCTTCGATCTTCTCCATCTCCTGTCTCTTCGGCAAAGTCTTTGACCAACTTCATGCGCCGAACAACACAGGTGACGAAGGCACTGAGTAATTTCTTCTCATCATCCATGAAAAACCTTAACTTCGTGAAGTTTGAGGCCCACACAGAAAAAGCACTATTTATAAGTCTATTATTTTGCACTGCTTTCTCCATATTAGCCTTTACTTCCTCACTTAGTCGGTTCCACAGATCCTCTGCCTCTGATGTGTATAGTGGAAGGGCAACCTTGTCTCCAAAGTTGCCTATAATTGCATTGTACACTTCCACTTCTTCTTCTGTCGGTGTCAATAGGTCCCTTATCTTCTTCATCTCTTCCTCTGAAATTGGAAGGACGGGGACCGTTCTCTCTCCTGTCTGTAAATGCATCTTCTCCTCTCCCTTCGACTGGCTCACGCCAACCTCAGGTACAGGTTCTTTGCCTTTGCCTTGAACCGGGTTCTGATCCCCGTACTTCTTGGCATACAAAGCTCGCGCGTACCGAATATTGTCCTTCAACATTTCTTCGCCGCGCTCCATCTTCTGCTGCATCTTCGCTGTACTCTCCTTGACTATCTCATTCCACGTCAGCGATTGACCGTAGAACACATGGCCTCCTCGGCCCATGCGATAGAACTCATAAACGTTCGGGTTAAAGGTCTTGAACGTTTCCCCTGTTAAAGGGTCTTTCCATTCCGGTATCTTGGTAAGGTCAATGCGTCGCGCAAGCAACACACCTTCCGTACCCTTCTCCGGCGGAAAGCAGAATTCTTTCTTTGGAATAACGCAATAATTCGCACCGAAGCGTCTCTCGACTGCCTCAGTGGAATACACGGCCTGACTCTCAATCTTGGCCATGTTTGTAGTAACGATAATAAGTCTGGAACAAAAAGCAATACGCCCCTTAAGTTCAAGGGACGCCTGATGTAAGAAATCTGGATAACAACTAACCATGCGCGCTAACGCGAACATGTCAGAAGCTCCGACTCCGGGCGCATCTTTCTTCTGCCCGAAGTCATCAATGGTTGTTGCCCACTGACCCATGTAATTCTCTACGAACTCATTTTCACTCTGCAACACATATACCACGTCGCTCCGTCTTCTACAATAATTTGCGAAAACCTCCTGCGGCGCGTTATGATAAACCATCTCTGTAGTGAACGGTTCAAGCATCGTCGTCTTTCCACAACCTGGGCTCCCATACAGTCGAACTGCAAAGGGCTCCACACGCTGTGAATTAACGGTAATGCCTAAACTGTCAATGAACAAGAATGCCTTGTTCAATTGACCATTAACGAACTGAACTGAACTTCTCAACGAATCGTACTTCCTCTCTCTGAAATTTTGCATGAACGATAAACCTCTCATCCGCAGCTCTGCTAGCCTGCGGTGCGTCTCGCTTGTCATAGGCAACGAATTTTCATCCGCCTCCTTGCAAACGATCGCAACTTCATCCATCCACGTCTGAACCTCGGGCTCTCCCACCTCAATGAACTTGAGTGAATCGAGTCCTAATTTTTGACGTAGTGAATTGACCACCTTCTGAGCAAACTGCACTGCTGCCTCTGCAAACGACGCGGCTCCCTCCGTAAAACGGGGAAACTCGCCGATTGTTTTAGCAACAGCCAGAATCTTATCTTTCTTCCTAATGAACAAATCATCGCCAACGGCAACCACCGAAAGCAATAATGCGAACAATTTTCCGAGCTTCTGGTAGTCCTCAACCGTCCCCGCCTGGTGCGTACCAAGCGAAAACAGAAGAGGACAACCCTTCTTGTCATCGTCGTACTCATCACGCAAGATCTTAACCGCTGCCTCTGCAGACAGCTTGTCAAGTTCCATATCGTAATAAGTCTGACGTACACAAGGATACTGAGCAAGAACAACCTCTAAGACAACTGAATCTTGAGGACGATCAGCGACACGCTGCCACGCATCGCTAAAATTCTCTCCGGCCTTCTGCCCAGCAAATAGTCCCTCAACTGAATTGCTGAACATCATCTCAAAAGCTTCACGGGCCCAATGGGCACCCGTAGCTACCGAACCTATCAAACCAACTAAGCCTGCCGTCGCTGTCGCGACAGCCTGCCAGCTGGGTGCGGTCCATAACCACCAAGCACCATAAGCAACAATAAGAACACTGATCAAGCCACCGACACCGCATAAAGCGAGTCGGGCCCAATTCACCTCTGTAATACCTTTCGCAATACCGCCTGCCGCGCCCAAAAGCGCTGACACGCTAGTACCCATCGAACCAAGTGATGCTCCCATCAATCCCTTCACACTTTGACCCACGTCAATAGTGTGATGGTGATTGAGAGTCATCATTGAACGAATATTGTCCCACCACCCCTGGTGGACACCAATTTCGTATTCCTTCTCTTTTC